TCAGACAGCAGCACACTTTCTGCTTCAATAAAAGGAACATAGCTTCTTACTTGTAGATACTTCTTAGGATACAAAGTAGTACCATAGGTGTAATACACTCTAACCATCACTGAAGAAGTCTTAGGCTGGATTAGTTGTAAGCAGCCATCAAGCAATTCTTTAGGTGAAGTAAAAGCAGGAAACTGATAGGTTTCACCTAAGAAGCAATGTACCAAATGCTTAAGAGCTTTACCTTGTTTCTCCAAGTCCTTAGCAAATGTATCTCTTGTAGAATCTAGATACCAAAAGGCCAAGTTAAGCTCAGCACCATTAGAATCTTTAAAGAATAGCTTATAGTCAGGAGCATTACCAGCTTCTGTCTTAGGCTCAATTCTATCAAGTTTAACATTTCTTACTACACCAGCTTGTCCACCATTAAAGATTTGAACATTGCTACCTCCATCAAAGGAATTGTCATTTATATTAATCATACTATTTATTTGTTTTTAGGGTTAATACTTAGATATTTGCAAAAGAATGCTGAGGAATACCAGCATGTTGAAGAGTTCCTAAATCTAATTGTTCTTCAGGCTCACTGTAAACACAGTTGTCTTCAACAATCATTTCAGGATCTACAAACTCAAAAGTAGGTTCACTTCTTTTGATGTTTCTGGCTTGAACTTTTCTATCTCTGAGTAAAGTTACAACATCATCACCACTGCAATTTATGCGGTGAATATCGTTGATTTTCACCGCAATTTCATCAGCTGACATACAGTCCAGCACATACCAGATTTTCAAATCTCTAGTACTAATAGGAATTTGTTTCATATTTATTAGTTATAATATTCATTAATTTTTGTGGACACAAGGGATAAATCATTAGGAATAGAAAGCTCATCAAACATTCCTCTTGGACTTTTAGCAGTAGTCACACCATCAGTTTGAGTTACAAAATAATAATGTGGTCTTTGGTCTTCTTCAATCCTTACTTCAGTAAATAGGACAATAGTAAATAAACCTTCTAGAGTAATTTTATCATCTAGAAGTTTACCGATTGTCTTAATCTTCCTTTTCTGATTGAAGTTTTCATTGGTACTTTCCTCATGATATAGTGCAAATACTATTAGGTCATCCCTAAGCTGACGACCTGTATTTAATACATCAAAGGTGTTTTTCGCAATGTCTGTAAATTTGTCAAAGCCTCTTTCTTTAGCTTTAGCCATAAACTCAAAGGACATCAAATATTGAATATCATCCAAGATAATATGCTTAATTTCAGGTCTATTATCACTAATGAATTTCATAGCTGTGACAATAGTAGCTGAAGTGTCTGTGGATACATAATTAGCTCCTTCAGATAGCTTACCTTGGATGTACTTATTTTTCCATCCTTTAAATGGTAAAGGTTTGTTAGAAACATTGACAATTACTGTTTCTTTTGGGTCAAGGCCTTCAATAGAAGTGGATTTACCAGTTCCACTATGGCCTACAATACCTACGAGTGTACTCATATATTTGTTGAATTTAGTTACGATAATTTCTTTTTAATCTCCAGATAAGGGACTTAACATATTCAATAGATACATTAAACCTTTCTATAACACTTTTATGTGTTGTAGTAGGCCCACCTCTTTCTAAAAACTCAACAATATCTTGTTCTAGGGTATTACGCTTTAACTTTTCCATTGTATTTTTTATAAATTTCTTCTAAGATAGGATCCCCTGGTTTAGGTAGCTCCTCAAAGAAGTTTGTAGCTCCATTAAACTGCAAGCCTACAACTCCATTAGGACTACCACTACGGTATTTTAACACATGTAAAGATCGGAAATTATCCTGTAATAAAGAAATTTTATAGTTCCTAAATACATCTAATTCATACCTTGCAGGGCTAAAAATACCTAGTGCTATATCAGCATCTCTGCCAGTTAATTTAGTTTCACCCAAACCATACAAACTAGGAATCAACTTAGATTCTAGAGTCTGTCCTTTATAGGTGTCTAATTCTTCCATAGCAGCAGCTTGTTGCTGAATTAATACAGGAATAAATCCAAAGTTATTCCTTAACTGCACCATGTTATTACTATGCTTTTCTATAGTACCTTTAATGCTTAAACCTTGCTCAGTATTAAGCAAAGCAGCATGATCTACAATAATGATAACATATTCCTTTGGGTTATTAGGAGTGTAATAGTCAAAGATTTCTTGTTGTTCTTCTCTTATTTCTCCAGACACCTCATCTCTAATCTTCTTAGTTATCATCTTCTTGTGTATGGTACCATGAGATTTAGCATAATCAACCATCTGTTTAAAAATACCATAAGGATTCATTGTACTATCATAGATATATACAAAGTCTTCTAATTTCTCAAAATAATCCTTAGTGGAAGATATAATACTATATTCCTCTTCTGATATCCTATGCTTATTCATAGATAGGATTTTATTAAATGGAATAACGATATTATAGTCATAATATATCTTCCTAGCAATACCTTGTATAATCTTAGATTCTTTGTCTACTTCTAGTGAGTAGTAAAAGATTTTTAGCTTAATATCTGTTTCAGTATTAAGCACAAAATCTATAGGTCTATACATAAAAAAAGCATCAGTAAACTGAGTTTTACCTATACCTGAGTTAGCAGTTATTAGGTAATACTTTTGTTGCATAATACCTGGAACTACATTTTCAAATCTAGGTAAACCCCAAGGGATACAGTTATGCTCATTATGCATATTGTCCCTAATTCTACTTAATGCTCTATCAAATATCATGTATAAACGAGTTTTGAGGTTCATTAGTATCTAGCTCATCACAATAAGCTTCTAGCTTAGATACTCTACCATCTCTGGTGTTACCTTGGTTTTTGGAAATAAAATAGTCTGCTTGCATTAGATACTTCCATCTTTGATTAGATTCTACCTGAATATACTTTTCAGTTGCTCTTATTACTTTATCCATAGATAAATCAGGTCTTCTCAAAAACAGCTCTTTCATCTTAACAATACAGGCATTTTTATCACCCATAGCACCAGGTTTCTTACCTTTAAACAGATTTCTGTACACATCAATCCATTCTTCAATAGGATGTATAATCTTACTTTCTGTTTTAGGTAAGAGGATTAGTTCTCTGGTTTCCCAGTTTAAGACTTTTATAAAGCCTTCATCTTGCATTTTATTTAGCAAGTCAATTACTTCTAGTATTTCCATAATACGAGAGAATTTACTCTAGTGAAAGGCATACCATCGCTATCAATCTTTTCTGTAACCCATACAAGTTTTAGGCATTGCCCATCATCAATTAGGGATATACTATGCATTGCAATAGCTATGTAACCTACAATAAGTAAAATAATTATAATCATCAAAATCATAAACCCATGTTTTTATACTTTAATCTTGCATCCTCTTCTTCCATCAGTAGTATAAAAGCAGGTATAACACACATTACTTGGTCTGGACAGGTAGTTTTAGGCTTTGCTAAGGCATTTATTTTGTCAACATAGTATTGTGGGTGTTGTTTTTCTTCTTGTGTCATATCTACCTCTACTATCTTAGAGAAAAAAAGTACTTCTTGGTCTGTCAGTATATTTATACTGAGTTGTTTAGTTAGTTCCATTTATAAATTTTTATAGTGAATAAACTCTATTTTGCTCCTAGGAACATTTTTTAAAGCACTTCTTACCCAATCTTCATCTACTGTATTAACAGCACATATAACCCATATCTCAGCAATCTTACTAGGATTATTATATTCTAGTCTAAGTAGCCTACCCATTCTTTGTTGAGCAGTTTCTTCAGAGCTTTGAAATTGATGTACTACGGCTTTATTTAATGGCTTTATATTTAAGCCTACATTTGCCATATTAACTACTGCTAGTTTATCAATTTCTCCTTCTGAGAATCTCTCTAGGTTTTTCTTATCAGCTTTAGAATGATATTGGTAATCACATAGCTGATTAGCACTGTCTGTTAATGTAGTAAAGACAAGCATTCTGTCTTCAGGATAATTGTTGATTATTCTAGAAGCAGTATCTAATTTAGTTTTACAAGAATAGATAAGCTTGGCTCTTTTAGAAGCAAACTGCATTTTAATCAATGCATATTTTCTTTTATCAGCTCCTATGGCATTCCATTCTGCAAATTTAATTTGATTAAACTGCTTTGTTAGATAATCATATTGTGCCTTTTCTGTAGTTAAAAAGGGCTTTAGTTTAGTTCCTCCTTCAATATACTTGTGTGTATCATCAAGGGAAACCTCTACAACTTTAACTCTATAATCAGCGATAATACCATCTCTAATAGCTCTCTCAATATCATATGAATATATAACATCAAGGATTAGTTGTTCTTTGATTACAGCTTTAGAATTATCACTAAGAGTACCTGTAAGGCCTAATAATGGCCCTGCAGGTATCTTAGATAATTGATTAGTAGAATATAGATGAATCTCATCTAATATTACTAAATCAAATGTATTCTTAGTGTGTTTCCCCAAGGAAGCTGTAGTGGTATATACAACATTACTATCTGATTTACCCCATTTAATAAATTCTTCTTTCCAAGAATCTAAAACTGATGTAAATGGTGCTACTACAAGTATTTTCTGATGGTGGTTTTCTATTAAATCTATTCCGATTTTAGTTTTACCAACACCCATTGAAATATGTAATATGCCTCTTTTATGAGTTAAAAAAGTCTGTTTTGCTAAATGTTGTATTTCATCTTTTGTCATTTTAAAAGTTCTTCAAGATTGAGTTTTGTATTTGTAGTTTGGTTTACAGTTTGACCTCCCATCCAAGGTTTAAAAGGTAAACAAGATACCCATTGTTCTATAGTAGGCACAAAGCCTAAATCTTCCTTAATATGGTTAATAACAATGTATCTAGTTTCTATTTTCTTTCCTTCTGCATTTACTATAAATGCACCAAACACTTTTTCACATACATAAATACCAAAAGTATTATGTAGTATAGCTCTATGTTGATAACCAACATAGTGTGTTTTAGTCATATCTAGAAATTCATGGATAGGTAGATAATCTGTGTATTCTCCTCCAAAGTTTTTAACTGATAGTTCTGAATGTTTTAATGGACTCATTTTGTAAATTCTATAGCTTTATAGTTATCCTCATAATATTCTGTGTCATATACGCGAATATGCATATGAACTTTAATATTACCTGTTAACAAGCAAATATTTACACAACCATACCCACCATCATTATTATACCAGTCATTACCTGTAGATCTTACTGCTTCATAACCAAGGTCATATAATCCATCTTCATCATTACTAAAAATATCATGATAATGATTATCTAAATCAAAACCATCATCAGGTGTATATATACCAGAAGCAATAAAACTTCCTGAGTCACCAGATCCATCAAAGGCTAAAGCTACACCTACATAACCATCATTCTTTAGTCTAGTAAGTGTATTTCTAATTAGTTCTTTTTGTTCTTGCGTCATGTTTTTCTATATTAAATTTCCAAAACCCAGAGCAATGTATTACTCCATTTTCATCTTTTTCCCACTCAAATTTTGCATATGATTGTAACAAGTCATCTGGCTGAGCCAAATACCTATAACATGAGAGTTTAAGTGGGCAACTCTCATTTTCACACATTGAAATATCTGCCATGATTTAGTTTATTTTTTCCAATGTTTAGCTATATACCCATCAACATCAATAGGATAGCCTATAACTTCTTTAAAAGCATCTATCATACATTGTTTTTGGATATTAAACCATTCATCAGCTTGTTCATCTTTAACTTCACATATTATAGCATCATGCAATTGTAAAACAAACTTAACATCAATGTTGTGCTTAAGTCTTTCTTCATGCATTTTAACCATAGATAGCTTAGTTATGTTAGCACCAGTACCCTGTATATATGTATTACCGCTTTGTCTTTCTATTTGAGAATAGACTGCAAAATCATCTTGTGGATTTTCAAAGAATCTAATTCTTCTATATGGAGGTTTAGTCCTAATCATTAGATTTCTTTTACCATAATCCTTAAGCATATTAAGAAAGCCAGTAAGCTTTGGTAATCCTTTAAAGTAAGTGCTAATAATTTCTTTAGCTTCAGCTAATGGAATGTTAATAGAATCACTAAGCTTTTGTGGGCCACCACCATATAAAGCAAGATAGTTAAGAGTTTTAATCTTAGTCCTCATACTTTTATGCTCTTTGCAGTCGCACTTTTGCTTAGTTTTTACATACTCACAGCTTTCTTCAGCAGCATTTCTCCATTTATCTTTATAAACAGCTTCTGCTACTACAGAGTGTAAGTCTAATCCATTATTAAAGGCTTCTACCCAAGACTCTTCACCACTAACACAGCCAGCAATAACCAATTCCATAGCAGAATAATCACAATCTATATAAGAATAACCATCTCTAGCTATAAAGCAATTCCTAACTTCATTTAAAGCTGGTAATTGCTGCATATTAGGTGCTTCATCTTTCATACCTGATAATACTCTACCTGTGGCTAATATTTGCCAATATGAGGTATGAACAGCATTTGTTAAAGGGTTTACCCATTTTAGGTATTCTCTACCAAACTTACTAATTGCAGTTTGGTTTTCTTTATAGTCAAGATAAAGTCCTACTATAGGCACTTTAACCTTGTATTTTTCTATTATTTTTTCATTGACTGAATCTATTTTAATTCCTGAAGCTGATAATACATCTAATACTTGTTTAGGAGAAGACCATGTAACATTAGTCTTAAATCCTTCTTCAAACAAACTAAGCTGTCTATTAATAAATTTATTATACTTTTCTGGATTATCTAGTATGAACTTATTAAGAGTTTCTTCATATTGATTGGCATTCTTTTCTCTGTCAAGAGCTTGAATCATCCATTTCTCTCTATCTAATTTCATTCCTACATATTCCATCTCTGCAAATACTCTAGAACACTTAAATTCTAAGTCTGCTACAGACATTAAATCTAATCTGGTAAGTTCTACAATTTGCTTATTCATTACTTCTTCTAAAGCAATAACATCATAAGCAGCATACTTAATGACATCATCAGTAAGTCCAGCCCAATTAATTTTGCCTCTTACTGACTTATCTAGTTGGTATTTATTACCACAATATTTAGTTACTATATAGTCAAGCCTTAGCTGTCTATTTTCATAACCAGTAGTTAAAATACATTCTGCTAAAAAAGTATCATAGATGTTATGTAATCTAATGCCTTTAGCAAAGAAAAACTTATCATCGTATTTAGCATTTTGTAGAATGTTAATAGCTGTAGGGTCTTCAAGTTCTTCTTTTAGGTCTAATATATTGGCATAGGTACAGTCTATTACAAATTGTGTATTAGCATCACCAATTTGCAGAGTAAAAATGTATCCAGTCCAACAATCACCTATAGTTTCTGTGTCTATGCCTCTGATTTTATGAGTTTTACACCATTCTTTTACATCATTAATTGAACAAGGTGTAGATATCTCACTAGCTATCAGGGCATTATTGGCTACTAAGTATATCATATTTTTTAAAATGTATTTGTACTTTATCGTCTAAGGTTGTACTATCAAAGTCTTTGACATGTAATAAATTACCATAGGTAATCTTGTAATGATGAACATTACTACGGCTTATTGTTTGATTAAAATAATTAGCTGCTTTTTCTTCTGTATAGCCAAACTGATTAATCAAGTAATAAGATATAGCTTTTCTAGCATTTACAACATCTTGTTTTCTAGTTTTTAGATTAAGATGTTCTTCTTTAACTCTATAATGCTTACATATTGTATTTACAAAAGCTTTAATCTTAGCAGTTTTAGACAAATCTAGACCTGGAAGTACCCATGGATTAATTTGTTTCATAGCTTAATTTGATAGGTACATTGATGTCCTTATGTAAGGGACAACTGAATCATCGCCATAACTCATCAATGTTTTGTTCACGAAGATACTGCCTTAACTGCTCAGCAAGTTGAATTTGTTCTTCAGTTGCTTGGCCTCCAGCAAAAGGATTGTTTTGATATTTTACAATATCCCTTAGCCGTTGGTCTAAATTATGAATAACAACAAAGTAATCACCACCTTTAAGAGCAAAATTAGCCTCTTGCTCTTCTTTAGGTAATTTGAATTTAAGTTTTAATTTAGGCATAAATCAATATTAAAAAAAGAGCAAGGGCTGTTAACCCTTGCTCTACAAATATATGAATATTAGTATTTAAAATTAATTAAACCCCAAAATAAACTAAATTGTCTTTTAGCTACAGGCCCTATAGCTTCTTTACTTAGCTTTAAAGAAGCTGACCTTCTACCTTTTTGCTTAGCATTTATTACATCAATGTAATTTTGATAAGTAGAAGCTAAAGCAGGATTAGGTTTAATACTATTATTCCATACAACAACATTATTATTCTTTTGGAGAATACTGTTTTTATGTAAATAGGTAATTAACCTAGAGTCAACTTTAAGCTCTTTAGTTAGTTGTTTAAAGCTTTTATATTGCAACATATTAACATTGTGATGAATTGCATCAAGCTGGGTAAGTTTTCTTTTAATTTTGTTTTGGTTACTCATTTTATTTTATGTTTTTTAATTATTAATCTAACTTTATCAATTAGGTCATATAAACTACCATCATTGATAATTACTTCGTCAAAACTATCAAAGTTATCTAGTGCTGTTTCTGATATATGTAAGCCTGTGTTATTATTACTAGGTCTTATAACTTTTATCAATAAACCACCTCTATCTTTAATAGCTAGAACTTCATTATGGAATCTAACATCAGATATAATCCACCTAGATTTTTTAGTTATTTGGTTAAATAAAGCATTAACCCATACATTCTGGTTTATATTTCTTCCAATGTCAGTTCCCACTTGTTGTAGAATATCTCTAGGAGTTAATTCTACATCAATGCTAACCCATTCTTTACCTAATGGGGCTTCTTTATATTCTCTATCTTCAAGGTCTTTTACTTTACATCCTAATAAAATACTAACAACCTTTTTTAAAGCTGTTGCAAATTTTCTTATTTCCCATTTAGAGTTAGTAGCACAATACCCTTTATGGTCTAAATCAGCTAAACAGTCTTTATTAGTTTTGCTAAATACTTCATCATCTAAAGTTAAAAACTGAATAATTGTAGCAACAGTATCTTTACCTGAGCCAGCTTTACCAGCTATCCCCATTAGTTTTATTTTCTTCTTCATCTTTTTTTGGTTTAAGCGTATCATTGTAGTCTTGCAGTTTTTGAATAGACCACCACTCATATTTAAAATCAGGTTCTATAGCTCTAATATCATTGAGTAGTTCTTGTCTATAACCTCGATTATAAAAATGAATAGTAATAGCATCTTCCAGATCACAAATGTCTTGTGTTGCAGACATTGATACTCTTAAATCATAATTATTCCACTTAGTTTTGTAATCATAGATTGTAATACCTTTTGTAAGCTTCCTAAGTAGATCATGCAATCTGCGATTTCTAACTCTAACAATAGATTTGTCGCTACCAAATACATGTAAGAACCTTAAAAACCATCTAGGACACCACTTAGGCTTGGCTCTGTAGTCCATGGCTAAGATCAAAGGATAGAGTGCCTTAAAAACATCTCCATCATTTTCATAAGGCACACAACCTAAGTAGCCATACTTTTCATGAAATCCTTTAGGAAAGAAGATATACCTAAAATCATCTAGGGTAATATCACGAGTGTGAATTATACCTTTTTTTCTACCTTTCCAAAATAAAAAGAAATACTTCAAATCTTGTAAGCGCTCTTTTCGTGTAGGTGGTTTATAGAATTTACTCATTTCTCTTTGGTGTTAAAGGTTTCGTTGTAGTATTGCTCTACATTAAAAAAAGCGGTTCTAACATCCAAATCTTTAGCTTTATCTAAACAATGTTTGGCAAAGTTTAAACTCTGCTCCTTTTCTATTTCTTTGGCTTGTTCAATAGCATTGTTAATTTTTTCAAATTGACTTGGATATAATTCTACAATACTGTCAAATTGTTCCGCTAACCAATCTACTGCTGTTTGTTTCATCTTATTTCTTTTTAAATTACTCTTTTTAATGGTATAAAATAAGCAGAACTGCCTGTTTTATCTTCACTACCTAAAGCAAGAATAGATTCTTCTTCAAACCATTCTTCTTCCATAAATTCCTGAGATTCAGGCCATTGTACTAAAACATAAGCATCAGATACACTAATTAATAATGTATTTACTTCTTCAGGAGTATTAGTTTCATACATTTCAAAAACTGCTTGACCTATACACTCCATTGCATTTTCAAATTTTTCCATTTTATTTCTTTTTAAATTGTTCAAACCATTCTTCACAAGTTCTATTCTTTTCATCAATAGCGTGAACATCACTACCATATCCAATACTAAATCCAACTTTAAAAGCTGATTTCATATCTTCCTCACTATACATTCTTTCTTCTTGCCATTTAGCACCTTCAATAAAATCTAACCAAGGGTCTTGTTCTTCCCATTTATGCTCTTCTGTATATCTTTCAGCAGCTTCTTCAAGTGTTTCTTGCTTAGGTTCTAACGCTCCCTTTAAACTCATATAGTTTTCAGCTCTTTGCTTGGCTTCTTCGGTGGGTTCTTCTTTTGGAATGATTAGTTTGTATTTAAAAACACCATTTTGTAGTTTTAATTCAAATATTTCTTGCATTGTATAAGCATCTGTAGCAACCTCAACATATTCACAACCTGGATTCTCAACAAACCATTCTAAGAACTCATCATCAATAGCTTGTACGCCGTCTTTGATTAAGTCTTGGTCTGTTGTTAGGATAATTTTTTTTGGATTAGCAAATTGAACGTGTGATAATTTATAACTTGTTTTTAATGAATTATTATTATCCGTAAACCAATCTCCTTCTTTATTTTCTTCATCAGAAGTGATGTATAGGTGAAACCCCAAATAACCTTTTCTAGTTTCAATAAAATCTTCATCAGAGTTAGAACACCAAAGTAGTGTTCCTTTACTAGTTTTAGTAATTCTTTGCCCTTTGTCTGTTGGTAATAAGTGTAAGTTTTTCATTGTTTTGTTTTTAGAAATTCTTGGAATAGTTCTTTCATAGTAAAAATACCTTCTTTATTTTCTACTGTATAATTTACTCCATTTGCTAAATCATCATAATACTCTATACCTTTAGAAAA